CCATGTCGGCCTCGAACTTGGCCATCTTGGCGACCAGGTCGACGGAGAGCGAAGCAAATGCCATGGCTATTTCTCCAGCGCGTTGCGGATGGTTGTCATCAGATCGATCAGCAAATACCAATCGGCCACGGGGTAGAAGGCATCGAACACAGGCCAGCGCTCGGGCGCCCAGCCGGCGCAGAACAGCCAGCACTGCTGGGCTTGCGCCGCGATCGGGTCGAGCGTGGGCCGGGGGCCACGCAGGTCGCCAAAGCCGGCTTCGCGCATGGCGGCCACGTCAGCGGCGCCGCGCTCCCAGGCCAGCAGCTTCAGGAGTTTTTTTCGGCTGTATCCTGCACAGCCTGGCGCGCTTCGAGGCGCGGCATGAGCTCGCCGAACAGCTGCGTGGCCCATTCGTCCTGGGCATCGAGCAGCAGCGCGATGGCCTCGGGGTCGAACGGCAGGTCTTCGGCGGCGGCCTCGTGGGTGGCCAGCAGGTCCCCCACGCGCAGGCCACGCCAGGCGACGATGGCGCGTTCGAGCATGACGCGCTGCCAACGGGCGGAGTTGGCCGCCGGAGCGCCGGTGCCGCAGTCCAGGTAGGAGACCATGGTTTCGTGCTTGGTGGGCACCTGCAGCGTGATGATGGCGTCCGCGCGGCCGGCCATCGGCACTTCGAAGCGCCGCGCGGCCAGCGCTTTGCGCTTGATTTGGGCGAGCTCTGCCATGACCTATCAGCTCGCGTATTCCGTCGGCAGCGCGGTGAGCGCAAAGCCGATGGTGCGGCTGATGATCTGGCCAGTGGTGAGCTTGCCCAGATCGGACATGGACCAGTAGCCGTTGAGGTACACGACCGAACCGTTGGGCAGCGTCCAACGCATCGCTGCGGGTACGCCACCTGCTTCGAGCGCACGCAGGGCTACGTTTTGCGCCAGCGTGATGTCGTCGGCTATCTCGATGGTGATGGAAAGCGGCGACTTGGCCAGCGGGATGCGGCGCTGGCGCAGCTCGTTAAGAAACTGGTAGTCCAGGTATTGCGGCTCGCCGCCTTCGACGGCGATGGTGAGGATCTGCGCGATGTTGGTGAACGCGGTGATCTCGCGCACGCTGCCTGCGCCGGCGCCGGCTGGGAACTTGGTGGTGCTGGTGGTGTTGAACCCCTCGAACGTGACGTCATTGGTTGCGACGACGCTGGCGCGGATGACCTTGCCGTCCAGGTCGGGCCAGGCGGAGGCGACCTCCATGAGGTCCCCGACGATGACGGCGTGGCTGGCCTCGAGCGTGGCAACGGCCGGGTTGGCGTTGCTCACGGCGCTCATGGCCTTGCTGACGCCGTAGGTGGATGCGAATGCGACGATGGTGCCGTCTGCGACTACTGCTGCCATGATTGGCTCCTAACGTGGTAAAAAAATGGCCCTCGCATGGAGGGCCAACGGTTGCCGGCTTGAATCCGGAATCTGGGGCGTTGCGCCTGCTGTCTGTTGCTCACTCCCACCAGGCGACCTGCAAGCTGCAGACGTGGCGATCGGTGTCGGCGTCGTAGCCGGACGCACGGCCTGGCACGGTTTGGCTGATGACGCCGCGCACGGCTGCTGCCACAGCGTCGGCCAGTGCGTCGGCGCCCAGGCGGGTTTCGGACCAGCACTGCACCTCGAGGCTGGCCTGCGATCGCAGGTGGGTGCCGTCCAGCGCGGTGATGGGTTGGGTGCCGGTGCGGGCGAAAACGACGAAGGGGAACACGGCGCCCTCCTCCATGCGGTCGACTGCGACGCGGGTTTGCACGAGGGCTGCCACGGCCGGGTTGGCGACGAGCAGGGCGCGCAGGGCGGATTCGGCGCTCATGGGACGATCTTTCCGCTGGCGTTGGTCTTGGCGATCCACTTGTCCAGCGCGGCCTGGATGACGGGCAGCGCGCCGGTGAGTTTGTTGGCGCCGGCCTGCAGGAAATTGCGCGCGCGCATCTTGCGGGTGCCGAACGCGACAAAACGCCAATAGAACGGGTCGACCGGGCTGCGGGCACCGCGCAGGCTGGCGCGGGTTTGTGTGCGGGTGCGGACCTTGAGGCCAAACACCCGGCTGGTGCTGGTCTTGAACCGCGCGCCCTTGGCCGGGCGCACGTTGACGAACACACCCACGTCGCCGGCCTGGCGCGCGGTCTTGCTGGTGCGCACGACGATGGACTTGCGCACCAGGCCGACGGTGCGGTATGGCACCGGCTTCTGGAGCACGGGCGCATGGGCGCGGGCCGCGTCGCGCACCGGGCGGGCGCCGGCGCGCAGGGCGTTGAGCAGTACGCGCACGCGCAGGGCACCGGGCAAGGCGCGCAGCTTGGCGATGAGATCGTCCCAACCTTGCAGGCGCACGCCATCATCAACGGCCATCTTTGACTCCCCTGCGGCACAGCAGCCGCGTTCTGTCTTTACGCCCGCCAAATGGCTCGACGCTGGTGATGTCGTAGCCCACGCCGAGCCACTCCAGGCGCCAGGTGGTGCTCACGTCTGCACGGTGGCGGATGTGCAGCTCGACGACGACGTCGTCGCTGATCTGCGCGGCGGCTACGGCCTCGGCGCTGCGCAATGTGATGCGCTGGGCCCAGACGGTGCCTTGGCTGACCCAGGTGATGGTGTCCTGGCCGGCGGCGTCCAGCGTTGGGGCGCCGCGGCTGTAGAGTGTGACGCGTTGGTCGAGGCGGCCGGCTTGCATGGTGGGCTACATGCTCCAGACTTTGACGGTGTCGAGCAACGCCTGGGCACCGGTTGGAATCTCGGTGAGCGTGCCAGATACCGTGTCCTCCCGATGCTCGTACAGGTGGCCCACTATGAGCTTGAGGGCGCTGAGCACGGCCGGGTCGATATCGGCGGCGAGGACGCCGGCGACGTACCGGATCAGCACGGCGTTGACCTCACAGCGGGCCGAGGGCCAGCTGGTGCCGAATGCGGGGAACAGCCGGGCCGGGGTGCCGTAGGTGTCGAGCTTGTAAGCGCCGGGGTCCACGGTCTGCAGCACGCCGGCCTGGTCCAGGTATTTGACGCTGGTAATGCCCGTGACCGGGCCGCGCGGCAGGGTGATCCAGCTGACCGGGAACGCATCGAGCGCGAGCTCCAGGGTCTGCTCGCCGATGCTGGTCTGGGTGTAGTGCTGGGCCAGTTTGAGCGCGCCGGCCAGCGCGCCGGTGAGCGTTGCATCATCCGGGTGGGTCGAGCCGACCGGGTCGAGCTTGCAGTGCAGGCGCAGGGCTGGCAGGTCGAGCGGTGCGGCTGGGGGGGTGATGACTTTGAATGTCATGGGGATTTGGTCCTTGCCATGGGCTCAATCAAATTGCCAGGTGCTTCCACTCGGCAGCAGTCAACCCACGGTCATCGTTGTATTTGTCCGTCATATCTTGGTGCTTGTGGCCCAGGAGGTGCTGCGTCTGGATTCCTTGCGCGCGGTACAAGCGCTCCGACAATGACCGGATCTCGTGGAGTGACGGCCATTCACGGTCGGCGTAGGCGGTGTTCCCCATCACGGTACGTATGATTTCGTTGAACCGATTGCTGAGCGACGACAGCTCGATGCGCTTGCCATCATTGCGGCGCAGCAGCGTCGGCCCGGGCTTGCAATAGTGCTGGCACAGGTCGATCACGTCACCGAGGGTGAGGCCAATCACGTCGAGTGTCAGTGCGAGCGGCAGAGCAACCCGGGCACCGTACGCCTTGCCAGCCTTCTTTTGCTGCTCGATGTGCAAGTGACCGTCCCAGACGTCATCGAACCGCATCTTGGCCAGGTCGGCACGCCGCTGGCCGGTGACGAGCGCCAGGAGCAGCATGAACAGGACCCACGGCTGGCGATGCACAAGCGCCACTTCGCACATGCTGTCCCACACGTCGAGCGACAGACGCTTTCGCTTGACCTTGTTCGGCGGCCGGCGCGTGTTGAGCACGGGGTTACTCTCGCACCAGTCGTTGGCCACCGCCTCGCGGTACATGTCGCGCAGCTCATCGAAGATCCGCCGGGCCATCGAAGATCGATCGGGCAAAAAGGCCTGCAGCGCGGACGAGATGTGCCGTGGTTTGATGTCACGCAGCGGGCTGGCGCCCCACATCAAGCGGATATGCTTAAGATTGGAGCGGCGATTCTTGACGGTCTGCGGGTCATAGCCGCGCTCCAGCAGCAGGCCTTCGTAAACATCGATCCACTTGCTCAGCGTGGCCTCGTTCGACGTCACCGCGAGATCCACACCCGGGTACACCCCCACCTCGACCGGCTGCAGCAGTGCCGTCGCCATGGTACGGCGGAACCGATCAAACAGCGCATCGGCGATGCGATCGACGTCGTTCATGGGATGGCTACCGGCAGGGGATGGGATCAGTAGACCGGGATAATCGAGTAGTCGTTGGTAAACGGACTCTTGACCCGCCCTCCTGGCTGCCGCACCGTGCGCAGCGAGTCGAGAAAGCTGCCGTCGTTCAGCGTCTGGTTGATGTACGCGATGCCAAGCTGGCCCGCCCCCACAATCGGCAAGGTCGATGCGTTGTTGACCTGTTTGGTGGCAGCAATGGACTCAAAACGATTGCCGTAGCCAACCGGCGACACGGTGGCGGTGGTCAGAATGGACAGGTGGCCTGTGGCGGCTGTCGAACCACCAAAAATGCAGTTGACCAGCTTCATGGTTGCCGCTGCGCCGCCATGCTGGACTTGGCCACCCCAAAACACCGTGCGCAGGGCGTCAACATTGGCCACCGGGAGGCCCGCTGCATTGTTGTGGAATAGCAGGACCGCCGAGCTGGATGTGTCCGACAGATTTTTGTAGACCAGGCCGGAATCGACAAAGCGGAAGTTAGGCCGCAACGCAACAGACGCATGGGCGATGGTGATCGGGACGGCGGCAAAGGCGTCGTCCGTGGCAACCGTTGCGCTGATGTCGCCCCGACGCTTGCCAACCTCGGCCCGGATCAGACGCAGGTAAAAGGCGGTCGTGAGCGCGTAGCTGGTATAGAGCAGGATCGACTGTTGCGCGCCTGACTTGAATGTCGTCAGCCGCAAGTCTTGGAAGTCCCAATTCTGTTGCACCGCGCTTGACACAGGCCCCATTAGCCAGTTGCTTGCCGACGCGTTGTTGCCCACGATGGTGGAGGCCTTACCGGCCCCCGACACATGGACATACTCCGTCGTGTCGCAAAGGGTGGTGAAGAACACCGGGTTGATCGAGGTGCTCTCGCTGTAAGTTCCGGCGGTCAGGTGAACCCGTCCACCATGTGGAACCCGCGATCCAGTCATCGCATACTGCAACGTCTTGAAGGCATCGGTGCCGGGTGCGTTGCCACGAAGGATGCGACTTGTGGTGGTCGCGTCGTCGGTGCCGTTCACGGTGTCCACGAAGAATACTGGCGCTACCGTGTCGGGCCGCTCACCGTTCCACGCCAGGGAGGCATCAAACTGCACTACTGCCGTTCCATCCTTCATCGGTGCATTCACCGAGTTCACGATGTAGATGTTGCTGCCCGCCATGAAGAACGCCTGCGGCACGAAGATGACGCCGCCGGTCTTGCTGCGGCACACCGCATTTCTGGCGTACATGGTCCTGTCCGACGAGGACGTGTGGATGCTGTTGAGATAAGCCCCCGCGACCACGTTGTCCGCTGCAGCCACCGAGTCGATCCAGATGTGATTGCCGTTTGGATGCTTGATGCCGAAGTAACCAGAGCGGCCATTGACCTCCATGATCGTGCGCGCGACCCGCTCGCTGGTCGTGAAGTCATAGCTGTGACGGAATATCCCGCACGGGTTTTCCACCGAGCCCGTGGAGTTTCTTGCGTCCGTCAGGATGTAGACGCCATCGGACTCAAAAAGAGCATCAACCGACCGATACCGCTGAGACCCATACAGGCACTTGAACGCCGATGGGTAGTTGGTGGCGTTGGATGAAACCGTGGCGTTGGACGCAATGGCCGTAACCCCGTCCCACTGCAAGATCGCAGATTGTTGGTCGTTGACCACGCTCGACAGGCTGCTGGTGTCGCCAAAGAGAATGTAAACCTTGCCGTCGATGCTGTTGTACCGAACCGCGTGGATGTGGCGCACATAGTTTCCGCCATTTGCCACGTCGTTGACGGTGGACAGGCCATCGGTGTTCCACTCTGCTGCGATGGCCCAGGTGACGCCATCGTCGGTTGATTTGTAGAGGCAAACGGCGTCGTTGGCACCGCCGAGCGTGCGGGCCGTCCCGGCGTTGTACTCGCCGATGAACAGGACGCGCCGCCCCTGGATCGTCGCCTCGCAGAAATTGCGATCGGAAAGCCACGACACGTCGGCGCTCCTGGCGCCGCTGACAGGAGGTAGCGTGTTCCGCGTCCCGAGTTGCAGCACCAGCGACACGTTCGCACCGTAGTCCGTTGACCTGTAGATGTCCCCGCTGCGGCTTGCGTTTTCGACATGGATG